GAGAGACTATTATTGGTCAAGTTATCCAGACTGGATTGGGAGTACAGAATACTGATACTACTCCAAGTATTACTTTTAGAGTAGCACAGCAGAACCATAAGGAAGGTCCATATAATACTCCAACTACTGTTTATACTGAGGATCCTTATAATAATCAAGTATTAGGAGCTACTTATTCTTCTACATCAAGTATTGTTAATGTGGATACATATTCACTTTCAGCAGAAGCTCAAGGAGAATGGGTTGGTTGGGTTCAGACTGGTATGACTCTTACTGGAAAATCTAGTGGTGCTCAAGCAACAATACAAGATGTGAGACTTATTTCCGACTTAGCAGCAGATATTCAAGGTAGTCTTTATCTTCCAAATCCAAATAGTCTTAACCATCCTAGATTTGAAACTGGTACTAAAGTCTTTACTCTCGTTAATGATGAAAATAATGATCAAGATAATGCATCTACTATTGGTGAAGAAACATTTACTGCTTCAGGAACTCTTGAAACAGTTCAGGAAAATATTGTTTCTGTCAGAAATGCTAGAGTTGAACAAAAACAAATGTTCCAAGAAAATAATGTTAATAGAAATCTAGGAACTCAAACTATAGAATCTACTTTAATATCAGAAACTACTAGAGACGGTGTTATTGGATGGTATGACCCTCTTGCTCAATCTTTCTTAGTTGAAGATGTAACTGGTGTATTTTTAACTAGTTGTGATGTCTTCTTTAGATCTAAAGATGATGGGGATGTACCATGCGTCTTCCAGATTAGAAGTATGAAGAATGGATTCCCAACACAACATATTCTTCCTTTCTCTGAGATTGTACTATCACCTGATGATATTACAATTTCTGCTGACGGATCAGTAGCCACTAGTGTTGAATTTAAAGCACCAGTTTATTGTGAACCTGGTCAAGAGTATGCTATTGCATTAGCATCCAACTCTACAAAATATAGTGTATATGTTTCAAGGATTGGTGAGAATGATCTCTTATCACAGACTTATATTTCTAACCAGCCGTATCTTGGATCTTTATTCAAGTCTCAGAATGCTTCTACATGGGAAGCAAGTCAATGGGAAGATCTTAAGTTTACTCTTTATAGAGCAGATTTCTTAGAAAATGGAACTGTAGAAACTTACAACCCAGAACTTACAAAAGGTAATAATCAGATTGCCAAGTTACAACCTAATCCTTTAAGTCTAACTTCTAGAAAGCAAAGGTTGGCACTTGATCAGGGAGTTTCGGATGGCGATATAAGATTTGGTAATACAATAACTCAAACAGAATCATTAGCATCTGCTAATTATGTTGGTTCTGCAGGTACTGCCACTGGTGATCTTGGTATCCTGAATCCTGGTATTGGATATACTCCTTCTAGTGGTCAGGTTACTTATAGTGGAGTAAATCTCGTAACTATTACTGGTAATGGTCATGGAGCAACTGGTGATATTACTGTTGGTAATGGAGTTATTGTTGCATCTGGTGCAACCATTGCTTCTGGTTCTGCTGGTGGTAGTGGATATATGATTGGAGATGTTGTTGGTATTGATACTCTTGGATCTAGCCCATTCAAGAATATCGGTTCTAATGCAAGATTAACTATTGCGGGTATAGGTAGTACTAGTGAATTGATTGTTGACGGTGTTCAGGGAACATTCCAGACAGGTGCTGGATATACGATGACATTTGCCAATAATGCTGGTATTACAACAGAACTAAACTGGACTTCTGGTGGTGGTGGAGTTCAACTTGATACTGTTGATACTGAGAGTGATGGTTTACATATTACTGTTAATCATAAGAACCATGGTATGTACTTTGCTGATAACAAAGTCATTATTTCTCAAGCACAATCTGATATTAAACCAACTAAATTAACTACTGCATATGATGTTGGTTCTACAGGAACTCTATCGGTTCAAGATGCTTCCGAATTTTCTACTTTTGAACAAGTTGGTGTTGGTACTACTAATGTTGGATTTGTTCAAATTGGGGAAGAAGTCCTTGAGTATACCAATGTTTCTGGTAATACAATTGGTGGAGAAATTACAAGAGGATCTAATCCTGCTTCTTATCCTGTAGGTACTCCAGTTTATAAGTATGAACTTGGTGGAGTTAATTTGAAGAGGATTAATAAGACTCATACTTTATCAGATGTAACGAAATCCGATACTATAGGATTTGACGAATATGCTGTTAAACTTGATATGTCAGAAATATTGAGTGTCGGCACTGAGACTCAGAATGTTAGTAGAGCTGTTGATCAGGGTTATGCTAAACTCTTTATTAACGATACGAAGAGTAGTGGTGGATATAATGTAAGGGCAACTCAAAATATGCCTTTTGAGGTTATTACTCCAATGGTTCAGAATCTGGGTGTTCCTGGAACCACTCTTGAAGGAGAAATTAGAACTGTTACTTCTAAGAGTTTGAGTGGTAGTGAAATACCATGGGTTGATGTTGGTTATGAGACTATTGCGTTAAATCAGACCAATTATCTTGATACTTCAAGAATGATTGCATCTAAAGTTAATGCTGATACAAATCTTACTACCCTACCTGGTAATAAGTCTTTCAGTATGAGATTATTATTAGGAACAACAGATTCTCGTGTAACTCCTGTAATTGATGGACAAAGAATAAGTACTATTCTTACCTCAAGTAGAGTTAATAAGGTTATTTCAAATTATGCAACAGATGAGAGAGTGAACAGTCTCTTTACTGATCCAACTGCTTGTCAGTATGTATCTAAAGAAATTCAACTTGAAACCGGTGCATCTTCTCTGAAAATTTTAGTTGCTGCTCACATTAATAAAGATTGTGATATTAGAGCATTCTATGCAATTAATGACAAACCGGGACGTAAACCAATCTTTATACCTTTCCCTGGGTATTCAAATTTAAATACTAAGGGTGAAGTTATTGCTATTCAGGATAATAATGGTGAGTCTGATAAGTATGTCACTAAGACAAATACTTACGGATTTAATCCTACCGACTTACAATATAAAGATTATACTTTTACTGCTGACCCTCTTCCATCCTTTAGGTCTTATAGAGTTAAGGTTATATTGACATCCACTAATCAGGTTTATGTACCTAGAATGAAGGATCTCAGGGTAATTGCTCTTGCATAATATGGACTATTATAAGGTAAAAGATCATGGGGATTTAGTTAGAGATCCTAAAAATGGTGCAATACTGAATACTAATTCTGTGGATTATGATAAGTATGTTGCACAACGTCAATCTAATAATGAAAGTCATAAAAAGACTGAAAACATTGAACAAGATCTTGCTAGTTTAAAAAGTGAAATTAATGAAATTAAATCTTTACTCAAGGAGTTAGTATCACATGGCTAGTCAGACAATAGTATTTGATCCTACTGCTGGTGTACCTGTTGGTGCTAATTTAACCATATATGGTGGTTCTTCACTTTCTGCTGATTTTAATATAGTTGATACTGGAAGTACTGCATATGATCTTAGTGGATTTACTGGATCATCCCAGATGGCAAAGAGTGTTGCGGTTGGAGCAACTTTAGGTGCTAAAGCAAGTTTTACTGTAGGATTTACAAGTGCTGCAGATGGGAAAATAAGAGTATCTTATGGTGCAACACAAACAGGAGAATTGAGTGCAGGAAGATATATGTATAATGTTTTGATAAGTACTGGAACAACAGTCTATAATATTATAAATGGTAATATTATGGTATATGCAGGTATTTCATCTTCACCTGGTTCAGCTTAACTAAATATTGTAGAGGTACTGTATAAATGGCACAAGCATCAACAAGATCAGAATTTAAACAATATTGCTTACGGCAATTGGGTGCTCCTGTACTGGAAATTAACCTAGCTGAAGAACAATGTGAGGATTTAATTGATGATGCTCTTCAACTTTTTCAAGAAAGGCATTTTGATGGTGCTGCACAAACATATTTAAAATATAAAGTTAGTCAAGATGATATAGACAGAGGAAGTGCAACTAATCAGGCAGGATCTAGTAATACTTCAGGAATTACAACTACATCCGCAACTACTACAATAGTTGGTGCGGCTACTACTTTTAATTACTATGAGACTAGTAATTATATACAGATGGATCCTGCTGTAATAGGAGTCAATAAGATCTTCCGTTTTGATGGAGCTCAGACTCTTAGTAGCAATATGTTTAGTGTGAAGTATCAGTTATTTTTAAATGATGTATATTCTTGGGGTTCTTTGGAACTTTTGACATATGCAATGACAAAGACTTATTTGTCAGATCTTGATTTCTTACTCAATACTGAAAAGCAGATTCGATTCAATCAAAGAATGGATAGATTATATCTTGATATTGACTGGGATGAAGTAGTTGCAAATGATTATTTTGTTATTGATTGTTGGAGATTGGTAGATCCTTCTGATTATAGTAGGGTTTGGAATGATTCATTCTTAAAGAGATATTGCGTACAATTATTCAAACGTCAATGGGGACAAAACCTAATCAAATTCCAAGGAGTAAAACTTCCTGGTGGAGTAGAGCTTAATGGTAGACAAATTTATGATGATGCAACAAAAGAACTAGAAAGGATTGGTGATCAAATGATGTCTACATATGAACTCCCACCGTTAGATTTAATAGGTTAAGATTATGGTACTTAACCCGTTTTTCACTCAAGGTACTACTGGGGAACAAAACCTCGTTCAAGATCTTATCAACGAACAGTTGAAGATTTATGGGGTTGATATATTTTATTTGCCAAGGAAATATTTAACAACTAATACAGTAATCAGAGAGGCGGTTCAATCTAAGTTTGATGTAGCATATCCACTTGAAGCTTACGTGGATAACTATGATGAGCATTCTGGTGGACCAAACCTTCTTACAAAATTTGGTATTCAGTCGCAAGATGAAGTTAGACTGATTATTTCAAGAGAGAGATTTGAGACTTATATTACTCCTTTAATTGAAAATCAGGATGATATTAAATTATCAACACGACCTAAGAATGGTGACTTAATTTGGTTCCCATTAGATGATCGTATCTATGAGATTAAAGATGTAGAATGGCAGAAACCATATTATCAATTACAAGATCTTTATACTTATATCCTCTATTGTGAACTCTTCCGTTACGAGGATGAGGTCATTGATACAGGTATTGATGAGATTGATAATGAGTTGACTGGAGATGATGTTGATGGAACCACTGAAGATGGTATCAGCACCATTCAGGGACCAACTCAGACACTTACTATGGTTGGTACAGGTGTAACTGCTGCTGCATACACTAACGTTATCCTACAAGGTGGTTTACGACTTATTACACTGTCCGATAGAGGTGGTGGATATAGTGAGAACCCAACGGTTGCTATTAGTTCTGCACCTACTACAAACAACGTCAGTCCTTATCAGACAGGTATTGCAACAGTAACTACTATTGGTGGAATTGCATACTGTAATAAAAATGTTAACTCCAGTCTTGTTTCTATTCAGACTGTTCCTATAACAAATCCAGGTTCAGGATATACTACTGGACCGGGTATATTATTCCAAGGTGGTGGTGTTGATGATGAGGGTAATTTAACTGGAGCAGGAGCTGCTGCAACTTCATTCACGGGTGATGGTACATTGGGTGTTGTAACCTTTACTAATAGGGGTGGTGGATTTAGTACTGATCCAACAGTTACAGTTTCTGGACCTACTGGTGTTGGTACAACTGCTGAGGCTGTTGCAAGTATTAATAGTGCTGGTATTGTAACCTTCTTTGGATGGACAAATGCTGGTGCTGGATATACAACTAGTGATGTTGTTAATATTACATTCTCTGAACCATCTCTAACTTCTTCGGGAACCTTCCTCTTTAATGAAATAGTTACTGGACAGACAAGTGGAGTCACTGCAAGGGTTAGGACATGGAATGGTAGTACAAATGTGCTTGAGGTCGCTTCTGTGGACGGTACGTTTACTATTGGAGAGACTTTATTGGGTGGTACATCAGGTGCTTCTCGTGTATTAAGACTTCGTAGTGTAGAACCAGATAATGTAGAATTTGCTGATAATTTCAATATTGAAACTGAAGCAGATGCTATTTTAGACTTCAGTGAGCAAAACCCATTTGGTACTCCATAAATAAGATACTAGGACTCAATTATGTTTGAATATTTTTATAACGAAATAATGAGGAGGACCATCATTGCGTTTGGTACTCTATTTAATGGTATTACGGTGAAGAATGAAGGTTCTGTTATCAGGGTACCTTTGGCATATGGTCCTATTCAAAAGTTTTTAGCAAGGATTGAGCAATCTCCAGATCTTGCTAAGCCTATGGCAATTACATTGCCAAGGATGTCATTTGAGTATACTGGAATGACATATGACCCTACTAGAAAATTAACTCAAACCCAACAGATTGTTGTAAAGAATCCCGCAGACGGAACAGATACTAAAAAGCAATATATGCCTGTTCCTTATAATATGCAATTTGAACTTGGCATCATGTGCAAACTAAATGATGATGCATTACAAATTGTAGAACAGATATTACCATATTTTCAACCATCTTATAATTTAACTGTAGAATTAGTTTCATCGATTAAAGAGAAGAGAGATATTCCTGTTGTTCTTGAAAACGTCACAATGACGGATGATTATGAAGGAGATTATGAGAGAAGAAGGGTTCTTCTTTATACAATGAGATTTACTGCAAAGACTTATCTATTCGGACCTGTTGCCAGCGCAAGCAAGGATATCATCAAAAAGGCAAGCGTCAATTATGTTTCTGGTGGATCCAAGAGTACAGAAAGAGATGTTACCTACTCAGTTACTCCAAGAGCACTCAAGGATTATACTGGAGATGTACTTACCAATATCACTAGTGATATCACCGCAACTGCAAGAACTATAGAAGTTGCAGATGGTACTCAAGTAACTGCAGAGAAGTATATTTCACTTGATCAGGAAGAAATTTACGTCAAGTCTATTACTGGTAATAAGTTGACAGTTAGGAGAGCTCAAGATGGTACAACTGGTGCTGCTCATTTAAGTGGAGCAGAAATTAAGGGTATTGATGAGAGTGATACAACTACTAGTATTGGTACTATAGGTGAAGATAGTGCTTTAGTTGAGGAAGGTGATGACTTTGGATTCAGTGGTACCTATACTTCCGGGCCCGGATTACCATGAAGATGACTAATTTAAATGATACTTTTAATATTACTCCAACCGAAGTAAGTGATACTCCAGAGGGAGGTTGTGCTACGAGGAAGGATCAACTGACAAATGTGACTAAACCTGATAGACTTACTAAGTCTGATATAGATAAAGATTATGAGTACACAAGAGGCAATTTATACTCTATCATTGAGAAAGGACAAGAAGCAATTAATGGAATTCTTGAACTTGCTCAAGAGAGTGAAATGCCAAGAGCATATGAAGTTGCTGGACAATTGATTAAGAGTGTTTCTGATGCAACTGATAAGTTAATGGACCTCCAGAAGAAACTTAAGGATGTAGAGGAAGAGAAGCAACAGAAAGGACCAAGTACTGTTAATAATGCATTGTTTGTAGGATCAACTGCAGAATTAGGTAAACTATTAAAGAGGGGAATCCCTAAAGAAGATAAATAACTTTGGGAGAGGAATCCCGAAGTACTTTTAGTATCCATACAATGTCGGACTCGTTACCGTCGATAGATGACTTCCTTGAAGAGGAGTTACCATCAGTCGATGAGGTCATAAAAGAAGAAAATCTACCCTCAGTTGACGAGTTCATTGAGAAGGAAGAAGAAGAGATAATAGAGGAAAAAACTTGTGGTGAAGGAGAATATTTCTGTAATGATGAACAAAAATGTAAACCTATTCCTAAGGGACATAAAGTTCTACCAGATGGAGAACTAGTCAAGGAATCACAGGATCTTACTGAAGTATTACAACTTATCAATGCTGTAAGAAGGGATATTCCACAAGTTCCTGAAATTAAGTATTATGATGAGGAACTTAAAGCACTTGCTGAACAGATTGAGCGAGTAAAAGAAGGGATTCCAGAAATACCTGAAATAAGATATTATGATGATCAAGTAGAATCTATATGTGAAGCTATTAATTTATTAAGGGTAGATGTAAAGGATTTACCTGAAGTAAAATATTATGATGAGCAATTAGATGGGGTTGAAGATAGGATTGATAATCTTCAGACTGAATTAACAAATTTACCTGAAGTAAAATATTACGATGAGGAAATAAAAGCAATATGTGAAGCTATTGATGGGGTTCGGGCAGAAATCCCAACTTTCCCAAAATGGGTTAATGAAGTTAATGAAGTTCCTGATTTTACATGGATTGGGAAAACTTTTAGTGTAATTGACGATGACTTTGTTAAAGTAGGTGATAATATTAAAGATCTGCGTGATAGGTTTGATGCTGATTTTCAGGATCTTAGTGAGAGTTTAGATACTAAAGATTTTGAGAAAAGAGTACAGATTGATGAAGTAAAGGCAGATATTAAAGAAACAAATGAAAGAATCTTTAAAGAGTTAAAGGAAGCTGCTATTAAGATCTGGTCTCATCATGATCAATTTAAAGATGATGATAGGAAGTTAAAAAAACAAGTATTAAGTAAACTCAACGAAACAAAGCAAAAAATTGAGGAGAAAATTCTTGATTCTCGTACTAAGAGTTATGAAGAGAATAAAACCCTTTCTAAGTATTTTGAAGGGTTGCAGAAAGAGATTGCTGCACTTCCTGAAGTTAAATACTATGACAATCCTATCAGAGACCTAAAGAAAGAAGTTTCAAGATTGGATGAAAAAGTAGTAACAAAATTAGATGATACTACCCTTAATATTGCTGAATTATATAAATTAGTTGGAGAAATAAAAGCAACCCAACAACAACTTCATGAAGGTATATTAGATGCTAGTCCTGATGAGAAGATAAAGGAAGCAACTGAAAAATTTGTAACTGTACAAGATCTACAAAAGAATTATAAATTATTTGTTCATAATGTCCAGCAGCAGATGGCTGCATGGGGTGATGGTGGTGAAGTAAATCTCCAGTACATGGATGATATTACTGGTATTGCTACTAATATCAGTGCTTATGATGGAATGTATCTTCAGATTGATACATCCCAATCATCTGGTAAGAAATTTAAGTTCTCTAGTGTAAGTGCTGGTAGTACTATATGGGAAGCTGATGGAGTAGGTATCAGTACTTTAGGAAGTGTTGGTATTGGTACTACTGCAAATAGTAGTTA